CCAGCACAGACATCAGTTAAGTTCGTAACCGAGTAGAGAGAGAATCAAATGGCAGAAACTAAGACACTACCGATTGCTCAGGCACTCAATGAAGTGATGAAGGAAGTCGGGGCAGTTAAGAAGAATGACCGCAACGCCTCCCAAGGATTTAACTTCCGAGGAATTGATGCAGTTGTAAATGCAGTATCTCCAGCCCTTCAAAAGCATGGCGTGATTGTGGTTCCCTCAGTTGAGGATTATGAATATCACTCAGTTGAAATTGGAAAGAATCGAACAGTCATGGGTCATGTAAAGGTCAAAGTTACCTACACCTTTATCGGTGCTGGTGGCGATGCAATCAAAGCCACAGTAGTTGGTGAGGCAATGGATTCAGGAGATAAGGCAACCGCCAAGGCAATGTCAGTTGCATTTCGAACCGCATTACTGCAGACACTATCCCTACCGACTGACGAGCCTGACCCAGACAGTCAAAGTTACGAGCGTTCAGAAAAGGTCGTAGTTGATACAAAGATGCTTGCTAAGGCAATTGTGGAAGCCTCCGACATGGAGACACTTGCTAAGTTGGGCGCTTACATCACAAAATACAAAGATGCGATTGAACCATCAATTCTTGAGACCCTACGAATTACATTCAAGGATGCTCAAACCCGCGTTGGCACTTCCCCAGTAGTTGAAGATTCAACCACTAAGGAGATTATCAATGAGCCAGTTAGCGTTTCCTGAACTTCCATATAACGGCAATTCAGGTTGGTCAGGGTCGAGTTCATCTGAGGAAAGAGCGGTAACGCAGGATTCAGATGGAACTACTGGTAAGCGTCAAATCGCGGCGCTTACTTACCTTGCCAGTCGAGGCAGACACGGCGCGACATGGAAAGAGTTAGCCGATGGGCTAGGACTTCACCATGGGTCAGCATCGGGTGTATTGTCCGTTCTCCATCTGACCGAGCGAATTGCGAGATTGAAAGAAACTCGAAGTCGTTGCAAGGTCTATGTGTTACCCGAGTTCGTTCATAACCGTAAAACTGAATCAAGACAAAAAAAGAAAAACTGTCCGAATTGTGGACACCACTTCTAAAATTGAGGGAGACAGAATGACTTGGGTAAGGATTGACGATAGTTTTCCTAATCATCCAAAGATTATTGGATTGAGCGATGGAGCGTTTCGTCTATACATAACTGCTCTTTGTTATTCCAATGCTTACCTCACCGATGGAATTATTCCGCGAAATACGGTCAAAAAACTCTCAAACTCTCGCCATATTACGGCATTAGTTGAGGCAAACTTGTGGCAAATTTGTGGAGATGACATCAAGATTTTGGGTTACGATGAATACCAGTTTACGAAAGAAAAGGTTGAATCTGAGCGTAAAAAAGCGGCTGAGCGTATGCAAAAGGCTAGAGGGTTACGGCGAACAGATGGCGTAACTTCGCCCGAAGTTCACCCGCCCCATACCCATCCCATACCCATACCCATACCCAATAAAGATATAAAGATAGCGAATCCTTCGGATTCTGAGTTCGATTTATTCTGGTCTATCTATCCAAGGAAAGAAGCAAAAGGCGCGGCAAGAACAGCATTTCTAAAAGCGTGTAAAAAGGTTTCAGTTGAATCAATCATTGAAGGCGCAAAGAGATTCGCGGCTGACCCTAATCGTCAGGATGAGTTCACGGCTCACGCATCTACATGGCTGAATCAAGAGCGCTGGTCGGATACACCATTGCCTAGTCGCGGTGGCTCCATGACACGAACCGAGAGTTCAGTTCTGCGAGCGCTTGAGATTGCAGAGAAGTTTAGTGTTGAAGAAGAGAGGGCTTTAGAAAATGAACCGTTCTGAGGTAGCACAACTTTTTGCCTACGCCTGTCTCTTTGATGGTCGCCTTCAAGCGGATGAGGGAAAGATTCTTGCGTGGGATGCCAGCCTTGTTCCCGATATGACCTTTGAGTTCGCCAAGTATTTTGTCTCGGTTCATTACATGAATGACGAGAAGGTAATTGCACCTGTCTACTTCAATAAAGAATGGATTCGACAGCGACAGAATGAAAGAGACCGAGAAGCAACACGGCGCTTCATGTTGGAGTTGGAAGATACAAAGGCAAAGGCGGCTACTCCAGAGCAGGTCAATTTCTACTTATCGCAGATTAGAGAAACATTAACGAAAGGTAACCCCAATGCTGATTTGGAAAAAGATTCTGGAGAGGTGGCATCTAACCTATGAGGATATTCCGATTTGCAGATTGGCTACGGTTACGGCGTTACAGACGAGCGAATCTGTCTGCTCTGGTTGCACAGAATCTCTTTCAAACGCGAGACTCCAATGGCAAAACCTAAACTAAAAGTATTGGAAGAAGTTCGCTTTACAGTTTTTGCAAGAGCGAATTACCGATGCGAAAAATGTGGCGGCTTAGGCGATGCCTTTGGCTGGTCAGTTCATCACCGAGTTCCAAGGCGGATGGGCGGCTCAAGAGATGAGGCGTTACATCTTCCAGCAAACTTAATTCTTCTCTGTGGCTCTGGAGTTAGCGGATGTCATGGATGGGTTGGGTCTTACAGAGATAAGGCTCGGGAGAAAGGTTTTCTCCTAATGAAAGTTGAATCCGCTGAGGAAATCCCTTTTATTGATGATGCGGGAAAAGCGTGGAATATCCGCAATGATGGAGAGAAATGGGAATTCGACAGGAATTCAGGTGAGCCTTATCTTTAATCCATGGATTGCTTATGCAGAATTGACGAACACGACCAACTTGTCTACCGACTTGAGTTGGCACAGCGCCCTTGGACAACCAATGGCGAACGCGCTGGCAACAGATGGCAACGCGCTGAGTTGGTCAAGACATGGCGGTCCGCCTTTAACATCTTGGCAAAGTCAGAGCAAATCCCTGAGATGGAATGGATTTCCGTTACCGTTGAACCTCACCAAAAAGGGGGTCGCCTCCAAGATGTAGGGGCTTGCAATCCAGCGGTCAAAGCGGCTATTGATGGGATTGTAGATGCGGGTGTTTTGCCAGATGACTCACCTAAATACATGAAATCTTTAATATTCCTAGCACCGCAAAATGATAGGAATTCGCTAGTTATCTATATCAGAGGGGCTAAGAAAGAGAGGAAAGTATGAACTGGGATTTAATTTTGACTACGGTAGGGTTATTAACTACTCTTGTAGTATTCACACCTATCTTCATTGCTTATGCACTTGCTTACTACAAAGCAAGAATGAGCGCAGAGTTAGATGCGATTAAAGAAAACAAAAAGGTTTTCCATCCAAGCAATGACGGCATCAATTGGGAAGAAATATTCGAAGGAGATAAATAATGACTGATATGCAGACGGCAGAACAATTAGATGGTCGCGGCTTGGAAGAAGTTCGTATGCTTACAGACGCAATGCGAGAACACCAAAGCCAGATTTCTGAATTAGGTAAGCGGCGCAAGCAGTTGATTCTGCGACTGCGTAAACAGCGCATTACCTACAAAGAGATTTCAAAGGCTATGGGAGTATCCGAGCAGTTGATTTACAAAATCATCCGTAACGATATTGACCGCGAGCCTCAATATGATTCAGAGGGAAAAATAGTTCGCCGAAGAGGTCGCCCAGCAAAGCCAGCGCTCTAAACCTTTACTTAAGAGAGGGTTAGGTAAAGACTAATGAAAGCCAATATCCAGACGGGCAACATTCAAAGTGTGGCAATCAGTTCACTTACTGCTTATCCCACTAACCCGAGACGAGGAGATGTAGATGCCATTGCGCTATCGCTTACTGCTCATGGGCAATATCGCCCTATCGTGGTGCAGGAAAGCACTAAATTCGTTCTCGCTGGTAATCACACACTTAAAGCGGCTAAGAAACTGGGTTGGAAAAAGATAAAGGCAGTTCTAGTTGATGTTGATGAAGAGACCGCTAAGAAAATAGTTCTAGCCGATAACCGATTAACAGACCTTGCGGCATATAACGAGCCATTACTTAAAAGCCTCTTGCAAGCGCTCCCTGAGTTGGATGGCACGGGATTCTCTCAATCAGAGGTAGAGACTTTAGACCGCCTTCTATCTGGAGAACAAAAGGAGTCCATAGGTGGAAGCACACTTAAAGATGACCCTGAAGTAAAGATTGCGGCTTGGAAGTTTTCAGTAGACCAAGATGCCTACGATGCTTGGAAAGAACAACTTTACAAGGAGTTCGGCAAGACTAAGAGCAAAGCCAATAACGGGATTAAAGAGCGCCTAGGATTTCCAGAGCGCATTATGGAAAAGCCAGAGCGGATAGAAGA